CGGTGGTTTCACGACACTGCTTATTGCTTTGATTATTCTTTGCTTTCCCATGGTAGCCGGAGTGGGACTTGAACCCACACAGCGCGAACGCCGAGGGATTTTAAATCATGCGTGTTATCTTTAATTATCAAAAACATAATCGATTTTTTCGCCATTAATCTTTAATTTTTAAAATTGAATAATCAACAAGTTACGATTATCAAAAAGACACAATGGCGAAGCTTTTGAGGGTAAAACTTTGCGTAGCTCCTTCCAAAAACCATATCATCTCCTTTACGTGGTCTAACCTCCGCGGCATTATCGCTACCGATCCGTTTGTAAGATTTAATGGTGCGCACCGCTTCTTACATCGAAGGCCGTTTTGTGCCAGAAGCGGAAGTTGCTTTCATGGTGCTATGTTAGTTTAATGGGAGCGGGTCATCAGTCAATTAAAACTAAAATACTCAAATGAATCCCTGCTTAGATAGAAAAAAGCCCCACTTGGGGCTTATCTTTATATGGTGTAGGGTAATCTTAAGGTTCTAACCAGTCTCGATCGGGGCGTGCTAGTTGCCGAGCGTTGTTATAGGCCATATCTAGGGTCAAGCAAGTGGATGCTCTGTAGAATCCAGAAAAACGTTCTACTACCAATGCTAGGTCAGCTTTTGAAGCGTCTTGTAAAGCCAGAGGAAGTAATAACTGCATAGTGCCCTGATAGTATTGGGGGATCGCAGTTTTGTAATTTCTTTTGGCTCGTTCTTTAGCTGAATCGATTGCGCCATTAACGACATTCTGTAGTAAGAAATCACTCATGGACTGCATATTTTGCGGGAATCTACTTTTATTGTCAGAAATAATGTGGTCAACATTCACTCTCAGTTCGAGACGTGTATCGTAGACAAGAACAGAGGGGTCATCAAAGTAATGCGCCATTTCAGGAATGGCCGCAAACTTATTCAGATAGCCCTCCCCTTTTCGACTGAACCGGGAAAAATGCCAATAAGTTCTATGAGCTTCAAGTTTATTTTTTTCAAAAAGAATGAATAGAGGCTCTTGCTTCTCTGTAATCAATCCCGTATTCCAGCAAGCGAAATTCTCATCAGCTGTGATTGCAATCTTTTTTTCCTCTGCAATTCTCTGATAAGTATAAAGCAAGTAGTTTTTAAGAATTGGGAATTTAAACGTATCGATTGTGTTTTTATATCCCCAGTCTTCTGGTTCTGCTAAATCCTTTAGTTCTTCAATACATTCTTGGAACCTTGGCATTAAAGCAAAATCATAGAACGAGTTTGGAAATTCATAAGCGTTATTTTTAACCATAAATCCCTCTGTTAAGTACCTATATGACTCGATGTGAGTCAACACGCAAGCCTACGACTCCAAAATAGATCAATAAGCGTTCAAATAAAATTAATCGATTGCAAAATTCTTAAATATCGCAACTTAATGGCCAAAACCTCCGATTAATGGACGAAATTTGAACAGCCACTTTGTGGCAAAAATGTGAACGGCTGCTCGTTGATTAAGACACTTCAATACCAGCCATACTGTTGTTGGAGTAGTAAACTTCCGCTCCTCGCTCATAGCGGACCTTAGACTTTTTAGGCAAGGCCATCATGTCTTTTTTCAAATGCGTTCAGCTGCAGACCGGTACGATCATCGTTAAGCCTATCGAGGTTTCGAGGACGCGGGTTCAACTCCCGCCAGCTCCACCAATCATGATTGGACGGTGATAGGACATCACCAGCAATAACAGGAAGTTAGCAGTCTCAGCAGGACACCGGCCAGACGGTGAGGGGACAAAAAAGGATACGCAAAGGAGCCGCGGCTCCCGAGTGATAAGAAGCCCGCTGATACGGGCTTTTTTATGAGCTACATTTTTACACCGGCCTGTCATCAGCGTCTGTGCTGTTAATGAAGTATGTTACCCGCCCGAGAACATCCACTTCTTCAGCTGCTTCGCCCTCTATCGCTTCGCCGTCATCCGTTATTAGCGCCCTGCCCCTGAGCTTCGCGAACTGCGTTCGCCCGCCACTCAGGATCAGGAGAGTCTGCCCCTGTACCAGCCTAGTGACCGGCTCGATAACAGCAAACCCTGATGAGGTTTCGAGGACTCTACTGTCGATTCCAATGCCGCAAATGGTTTCAGGGCAGAGCCTGCGCTCTATATAGTCGGTTGCTGGTGATACGAATCCCATCAGAGGACCCTCCCCATATTGCGCAGCATCCATAGCCGGTTCTGACTATCGTCCGGCGTCTTGTCAACGAAGAACTCCTGATAACGCTTTATCCAGTCATTGGCGTCGTCCGTCGTGAAATGCCAGTTCCTGGCGCGCAACTCCCTGATGAAGTCGGATGTATGGAGATACTGATATCCCTTTGGATTTTGCTGTATTGCTGCTGTAAATGCTGCGTTAATGTCGGAACGGCGTGGCATGTTCTGCACTCCTTCTTACTGTTTTTATATACAGTAGTTTTAAAGGGGGCTTCGATCAATGTGGGAATGCCTATTAATTCGTGTCGCAGGGAAGTTTGCGTATCTACCTCAGAAGGTACCAAACACTTTTACCAACCCCAACCTGCCCATAAAACCATCGTTCCGGCATATCATTTAAATTGATATGCGCACTTTGGCAACCCACTAGAATGCATTGGATTACTTTGTGCGTTTACTTTTGCTTATCAAGTTTCTTATAATAGACTCATATATTTACATATTCAACCTTACAAAAAATACAGAGACGTAAATGAAAAAAAATAAAAGCTGTGTCTTTTGCGGTAAATCCTCCCCCGAAATCAAATTTACCAACGAACATATTTTACCAAAATGGTTGCAAAAACACGTCAACGACACTGACTCTCATACATTTACTTCAAAGAGTATTTTCAAAAAAACAATTAATCGATTAGGAAAAGGGAAAAAACTACTTGATCTGACCGTAAACCGAGTTTGCAATGAATGTAACAACGGATGGATGTCTTCAAAAATAGAAACCCCTATAAAACCAATACTATTAAAAATGATTAAAGCTGAAAATGTAATCCTCAATGAAGAACAAATAAAATTATTGGCGCTCTGGTCAATAAAAACTTGCCTGGTCAGGTCATTATCTGATGATCCTAATGGTAAAGCCGCCAAAGAAATACACTTCGACATGGTAAGGTTTGGCTTAATTCCCGATAACGTAATTGTATGGGCCGTAAAAGTCGACAGTTGGTTAACTCCAGTGAAAACTAGACACATTTTTTTTGGAGACCAATTTTATTTTGGGGAGAAAAAACGCAAAGAATGCCTATGCTATTCATCATCATTAACAATTGAAAACCTATCAGTTCAAGTCCTAGCCCTGCCAGATCACCATAATGGGTTAATTTATAACTTTGATGCCTTGAAGGAAAATTTACCGGATAGCAGTGTAATGGTCTGGCCAAATTCAAGAAAACAGCTTAAGTGGCCTTTAAAAAAAGGCATTGATTTTGATCCAAAAGAAATTACGCAAAGGCTGGCAGAAACATACATACTTGAATAAAAAAAGGGCCGTCTGGCCCTGTTTTTATTTGTACTTTCTGATTAACAGTTGATTGATCCTGACTGTTCTGGCAATGTTTCTCGTCGCATAAACTCCACCGATAATCCCACCGCCGCAGAACTTACCTTGCGTCCAGTCCCCCGTATAGTTCAGGACGGGCGTATCAATAGTCTCCCACCCATCGTATACCTTAATAGTCTGTGTGTTAGGCGACGTCTTTTCGCAGCGAATGAGAAATTTACGAGTCCTGTCCGTGGCGCTGTAGACATCTTCTATCCCTGCCTGGATCTGAGGGTATGGCGCCGTTCCCTGATAGGGATAACGCAACTGGAGAAGGTTAAATGTTTTCGAAGTTGCATACAGCAGAAGGCAATTATCTTCCTGGTTATTATCTGTAGCGCCTGAGTTTCGGTTCAGGGATTTACCGCCAAAGAACAGGAAGCCCGTATCTGTATCGAAAAATCCCTCGACAAGGATTTCGACCTTATCACCCACCTGGCCGATGTCCGCGCAGTTCGTGCCGTCAAACAGCTCAGGGTTCATGAATGCCACGCGGTTATTCGTGGTGTCGGCTTCGAAGCGGAAATCGAGTGATCCGGTTTTCTCCAGCGCGTTAACCTGAATATAATTTGGCGCGCCGTAATTGTTCACATAACCAAACGTATCCCTGGCTTTCCAGTAGGGGTTGAACTCAAACCATCCACCCCAGAATGCTCCAATGGCATTAACTGCCGGCCCGATTACCTGAATACGGTTAAGGCCATATTTAAGCTTGGTGAGATAGAAAGGCCGATCTGTCGCATTGATATATGCTTCGTTTTCTCCGGTATCGGGAAGCTCTTTATCGTAGTAAGGCGAGGTATTACCCAGCGAGAACACTTTCACGCGGGGAAGCTGATCGGCACCATATGTCGAGCCAATATTGCTGTTGCCAAAATTGCGGTATATCAGGGAATCCTGATTTCCCTCGCTCCACACGAAGAAGTCAAAAATAAACTCGCTGGCTGCATAATCAGCGGACTGGATATACCAAATCCGTGGGAATCGGGAATATTTATACCCCTCGAAACCCGTATCAGGAACCCAGCTGGAGGTGTAGTCCTTCGAATATCGCATCCGGCTGTCCATCCAGCAGATACGCTCAATATCTGTACCATAGCAGCGAAGAATGTCAGGCATGAATGACTGAGCGACGAAGGAAGCTTTCATCGCATGGCCAATGTCTCCCCAGTGCAGCCCGTCAGGCTGTAACTGATACTGGTTTGAATAATCGGAGTTCTTCGACATCCAGGTTTTCTGCATGAAGTCCTGATCTATAATCGAGACGCCAAGCACCTCCGCCATGTATTTTTTCGCGGCATCGATTTGGGCAGCAGCCTCTTCATTGTCGCGACCGGAAGAACCGGCGCTCCACCCGTTGTACGAACGCCAGTTTGCATCACAGGTCGTCAGAACGGGTGTGGCACCCGCTGCGATAACCTTTTTCATGACTTCAATTGTTTGCGCGATATGCTCTGTGATTTTGTTCCCTGCGTCTGTGATGTCGTTCAGCCCGAAGCTGATGATCACGATATCCGGGTTAGACGGAATATAGGGGTTTTGCAGGACTATTTTCTCAAAATAGTGGTTTACCCAGCCGTTCTGCATTTGCTGGCCGGAATAGCCGGCGTTATAAACGCTGATATTATTGTTGCGATGGTACTGCCGAAGGATTGTCTGCAGCCTGGCACACCAGGCATTCGGTGCTTCAGCGTTATGGTCACTGCTGGCCAGAGGTGCCGTGTCCCAGGGGAAGCCAGTTACAGGTATGGTGGGATTTGCCGTCCACCCTGTGGAACCATTCCCATCACCAGTCGAATCAGCAATACTGGTAATAATAACCGTCTCTCCGGCATGCATTCTCGCGGCCCAGTAATCCAGTGTTTTAATGTGTGCCTGAAATAACGGTGCCGCAGCACTTAAAATTAACTGCCGAAGAGAGGCATCACCCACCGTAACGAAATGAGATGAGTCAGTTGCATCCCACGATGTTTTAGTTGTTCCTGATGTTTTATACGGTGGTTTGGTACCAGCAGACAGCTTATAAAATTCGCCATCATAACGAATCAACTCGTTGTATTCAGAGACAGTAATAAGACCGTCTTCATAATCGCCGATTACGTCATATCCCGCATTTTCAATAAAGGTGCGAAACCGCGTCTCCTGACCAGCAATCTGATTATTGAAGTCATTTTCCATTCCACTCCATGATTTACGTGTCCGGCCCAGCCTGTCGGTCCATGTTTTGTTGGTAACCCCATTTACCGCCAGGTCCAGGTTCTGAGCGTTGTCTCGTAAATCGCGTGGATCGGTTGAACCCGGCGGGTTCAGGGTGTTGTATGGTGCCATTTTATTTCTCCAGCATAAAAAAACCCGCCGGAGCGGGTTATGCAATTAAATGAGTATTCAGGAGACATCGCCGGGATAGATGGCGTCATCGTACTTATATTTATCGGGATGGTACTGGATGGCTGAAATGCTGCTGGTACCATCACCGCCGGGTGAAATCTCTCCAACCAGCGCGTCATATCCCACCCGGGATGACGAGCAGAACAGGAGGCGCGGCGGTTCAATGTACGGGTTGTCCATCTCCCACTCATCTGGTGCCAGGGCTGCGTTGTAGGGAATGGTCAGGGTGAAGTCATCGATCCGCGTCGGAACCTGAAGGGCTGACGCCCTGCCATCCTGGTGGCGGATGACCACTCGCGGGTTAGCAAAACTCCAGTCTGGTGGTTCGCTAAGGGTCAGCGTGATTGCATTGCTGTCCCAGCTCATTGCAGTGATCAGGCAGCTCAGCGTCTGGTTACCTGGAATGTCATCGGCCAGAATGATGCGGTCCATAAACTGGTAGCATAGCGCGTCCATCTCTGTGCTGGTCGTGTGCTGCAGGCGCTGCAGGCGATAACCCAGCAGGCGGCGCATGCCGATTCGGTACGCCCGATCCTTATCCACCACCCCCTCCAGTTTGTAATCCTCCACCTTTACTGGTGTGGGGTTGCCAGGCAACCGGCACTGCACAGTTTCTTCAGCCCACGTAGTGCCGTTGGTATAGGTGACATCGACCCCGTCGAAATCATCCTGGCTCGGCGCCTTAAACGCAGTCTGTAGCTCTTCGGTTGTCTCCTGGGGCGTGATCATCCCCGTCCAGCTTTTCACGCCTTCACGCCCGGCTGACACCAGGCCATCTGACAGTAAAAAATACCCCATCCCTGAACCAGTGATGATTTTCAGCACTTCCAGTGCAGATTTACTGTCACCTGTTGCCCAGTCGAACGTTTCGCCGCGGGGCGTCCAGTAGTTTTGCTCCAGCATATCGATCGCCGTATGGTCAATCTGGTCAGGTTTAAAACCGAGGGATTCAAGAACGTGGTACAGCGCACCACTGATCGTTCGCGATGCATGGCCATCATAAAGTCGGGTCGGTGTAACATTGATGCGCCGATCTGACTGTGCAGCCAGGCGGTTCCCGGTCCGGACAGTCAGCGCCATCGTTGTAACTCCGGGATAACGGCGCGGACGGGATGACAACCGGGAGCGAAGCGCCTGCCAGAATACCTGGTCACGTGTACTGCCCCCGGAAACCGGTTCCTTTCTTCTCATTCTGACTTCATACTGCCCGACCGGTACTGAGAATGACCGGGTAAAGCCGATCTGGTTTTCGGTTTTTCTTCTCCAGCTCAGAGTCTGTTCAGTCCATTCTCCGGAGGCAGATGCATTCCGGTACTGGATAATGATCTCAACGGTCTTATTTTTTTTGTTGCCTTTATCGCTGTATTTAACTAACCCGTTTTGAAAATTGAGGTTCACCTCAAAGCGGTTAGTGGTTTCTCCATCCGGGCATACCAGAAATGGACCCACCCAGTCAAAATCATCATTCACACCGGTAATACTTGCATCCAGCAGGGTGCGGTCGTTAAACCCTGTCCATGTACTGTCAACTGTTACCACATCTACTGCAGCTGGCGGATTCCCTTGCTGCTCCTGTGTGACTAATACGCGCTCAACTGTAATTGACTTACCGTCTACGTCAGTGATGCGGTACTTATTGTCTGCATAGCCAATCGAGATGCGCTGCGTGCCTGCCGGGATACCTGTAAAGGGTTTACCAGCAGCGCTGTTGTAAGCCAGCGTGATATGAGCACGAACTTCAGGCGTCCCGCCGGATGATTTCACGCCCGGCGTGCTGACGGGCGCGTCACCAAATGCTGACTGTGGCAGGGTGCTGTGGGTAATCGTTCCACCCGAGAAAGGACTGGTGGGTTCAGCGATCTCGATTCGTCCTGAGTTATCACGCGCGATTAAGCCGGATCCGGTTAGCTGAGAGTTTATAGTTGAAACCAACCCGCTCATGGTGACGTAATTGGTCAGCAAAGATACTGGCCATGATGTTCCCTGCCAGGTGACAGTGAATGTCACCGGCGCGGTGGAAAAATCATAAACTGAAGGTGCCGCACTGGCGATCACGCTTGCGGCTGCTCCGCCAACGCCCGGGACAGCCGCGACCCAGGGGGTATAGCTGGCAATAAAGAGCTCATAATCAGAGTTGTTAAAACCCAGATTAACGGGCATTCCTACTACCGGTGAAAGTTCATCCATGTCACCATAAATGACACTGTAACCACCGACGTTAGAGACGGTCCAGGATGCAGGGGCATCAATGGTGATGATCGTGCCTGCGACCCATGATTCCGGCACATCTGCATCCTCATCGCTACTGCCCGTGGATATGAGCGTAACGGTATTGCCGCTTACCAGCACCGCATCAGCGCTGATGCTGACGGTCTGCGGACCACTCGAACCGAGATCCAGTCCAGCAGTGCCCGAATTCGTATTCCCGACTTCGCCGGAGTTATACCAGTTCTCCGTTCTGATGTCGGAAGTGACGTCCGCGCCAGGGGGATAGATGGTGTAGCTGACATCATCACCAAAAGCAGAGATCGGCGTGTTACCTATTCTGATATCAGATTTAGGCAACGATACATTCCCGGCGCCAATAGCGACAAACATACTGGTAACAAAGCTAGTTTCATCAACGAAACGGCTTACAGGCTGCATGATATAGTCCGGCCAGACGCGGTACCGGCCGAAGATTTCCCTTATCGGTTCGCCCAGCTTTGCCATGTTGGCCTTTGCCGGGTTGAGTTCAAGCTGATCGCCGTTGCCAGGCTGGTTGGCACCGCCAGTCTGCATTGTGGTCATCATGTAGATGCTGTACGCAGCAGAAGCAACGGCTACCGCCACCGCCGTCCATACCAGCCATGCAGGCGCTGCCGGGCCGAACGGTAAAGGATAGAGGTGTACATCATCATCCGGGGTAATCACTTGCCTACCCCAATCAGCTGGAGGGACAGACATACCATTCAAATCCAGTGCCACCGGGTGGGTTACGTCACGCCGCCAGCCCTGAACATTTCCAGCGAGCCAGTCGGCTATGGTAGTACTGGCGTGCTGATGCGTCTCCAGCGGCTCTCCTTCAAGCCGGGAGGGGTAAATTCGGATAGTCACTTATAGAACTCCACTTTGACGTACTGTCGGAGAAATCGGGCCAAAGGTAAAATCGTCACGTTGCGTTTTGGATTGGCCTCAAGAATGTGAAGCACACCATTAACGGTAACTGCTATCCCAAGATGAGTTACCAGCCCTGCGGTATAACACGCCGCTACCGCCCCCTCCTCTGGCATGCATTTTTCGATACTGTTGACAAATAATTTGTAGGTGTCATTCATTTGACAACCCTGGTTAATCACCCCCTCAAAAACAGGCCAGTCCGGCAGTCCGAGATCGCGTCGCACTTCGCGAACTACTCCATAACAGTCCAGAACAGGAAATACACGACCACCCATCTGCCATATGACGGACAGATATTTGTCAGGATTGAACATAGCGATCTTTCCTACTGTAGATAACGAAGACCAGGGAAGTCCGCCAGTGTGTAACGGTAGCGTGGCCATGCGGTATCGAGAATATTCATGTAGCCAGCTGTAATCTGCACTTCCGTTGCGGTCCATGAACCTTCCTTAATCGCAAGAGTAAATGGGGGGGCTGCGGGTGCTGAAAGGTCTGTCGAGACATACCTGCGGAACGTAAGGGTTGCGTCGCTGAGCTTATCCAGCGCGTTGCGGATCGCAGTTGATACCACGCCATCGATATTGCTAATTGCGAATTTCAAATCTTGGGTGCCGTCAGAATTTCGCGCCGGCAGCGCCACATCAATGGCAGATCCAAGGAATGTTTCCTGAGTGCCATTCTCCAGCGTTACGGTAATGTCGTTCCACCCCCGGGTCAGCCAGTAATCATGGCCACCGACGTTGATCTGCAGCGTGTCGATAATGATCTCTTCTCCACCACTGGCATAAAGCCTATTAAGAATTGGACTCGTCATTCTTCAGGCCACTCCCTGTTTAACGCCAGATCGATAATATCGCTGCCTGCCACCAGTTCCGGGAAATTTCCCCATCCAGGCGGAAGTAAGGGTCTTTCATATAATTCAAGCTCAGCGGAGTAGCGCCAGAAGTTGCCGCCCTCCAGATCTGGGCCCTGATAAATGTCAGTAAATCGGCAAACCTTGGATGTTTCTCCTCCCGGTGTCCGCAGGTTCATGTTGAACCAGGCGGCACCATCGGTAATCGCATCGCGGTACCAGGCCTCAAATGCCTGTGCCTCAGAATCAGTGAGCAGCCAGGAAACGGTGGCGACAGTTGGCGTGGAGGTGTAACGGCGACGTTGACGCGCTCTCCCGCTGGTCATTTGCGTCCTGACTATTGGACTGACAGGTCGCAGCCCGTAGCCTTCCTGTAGCGGCACAGGTAATGCGTCATGCGGATAGTTAATGCTGGTTGAAATAGCCATCAGCGTTTTTTCCTTCCTACCGTCCACCCGCCGTTAAGCGCTTTGGATGCCTTTCCCGTTCCGCCTGCCAGATCATTGGTGGTCATCTGGTACCCTAATTTCGCGCCGCGCATCACCGCGCCTTCAATAAGCGCAAGTGTGCGCTGGTCGGGGTCACCATGAATTTCCAGGGGTATATTGATGTTTGGGGCCTGACCGCCAGTGGACTGCCTGCCAACACGGTCAAGCGTGGCATCCAGTTTTGCGCTGGTTTTAGCCGTGGTTACACGCTCACCTTTTTGTAAAAGCCATGTTCCCGTTTCCGGTACAGAATCAATACCGTCATGTGCCTGACCTTTCAGAGCGGTGCTGACACCAAGCATCAACACGCCTGCACTCGCTGCTGCTGCAGTGGCTGCTGAACCGGCAAGAGCTGGCCCCACATAGGGAACACCGATCATGCTGGTAAACGCTTGAAGTGCAGCCATGGCGACCTGTGCGGCCGCATACTGGAGAAGAGCTGCGCCCATAGACTGAATGAACGTGGATGCGAAGTCCTTCACGTTCATCTTACCGGTCTCAGCCCACTCAACAATCATGTCAGTAAGGCTGCTGAACGCCAGAGCGCCCACCTCCTGCATGTTGCTATACAGGTCCATTGAGGCTTCAATCTGCGTCGCCAAGCCCGAAACAAAACCAGCAGTACCGTCACTCCTGAGCTGATCAACCTGTTGATAATATTCCTCCTGAATACGGAGGCGCTCTGCCAGCGAATCGTTAAGAGCTTCGGTTTCTCGATCGTACAGACTTTTTGTAATATCACCTGACTGATATTGCTTTTGAAGGTCTGACTGCCTGGAAAGGAAATCAGCCTCGATCTGCAGGCGCTTACGCATCCTTTCGCGATCTTCATCACCAAGCCATCTACCAGCGAGATCAATATCAAGCGATGCTTTATCGTTCTGGTTTGAAGCCAGAAGGCCCGCTGCGAACTCTGCCAATTTTATATTTTCTTCGTTGAGCTTCTTAATATCGTTGAGCCGGTCGATTTCAGTAGCGAGTTGGGTGAGTCGTGTTTTTTGCGTCTCGTTCAGGCCTGTTAATTTCCCGTCAGCGATATCAAACTGAAGGCGTTGAAGTTCAGTTACCTCGGTTACTTTTTTGCCGGTCGTATCTATCAGCGCGATTTGTCGCTGATAGGCCTGCTCAGTTGCTTTAAACGCACTTTCAAGCTTTTTGGCTCCAGCGTCAGGAGATGTTTTGCCGTTACTTTCCCCTGCGCCAAGTTTGTAATCAGTTTTGGTGGCTACTTTTCCTGATACGGTAGCTGGGCTCAGAGGAAGATTATTAATCGATTTAATTAGTGCAGCCCGGCGTTGAAGCTGTTCAAGTTCAGCTCTTTTCCCAACTGTATCCATGCCAATTCGGTTTACGCCAGCAAGAAAACCCTGGTCATTCAGGTCGGCCTGAAGGTTTCTTATCCGCCGCTCAATTTCATCAAGGGATGCATTTGCGCCTACGGCCTGCCCGCCCTTATAAAGGTCAATCAGCTTACCGGCTTCCGCGCCTACCTTTACAAGCCAGGTTGCGAGGTCAACTACGCCACCAACTAGATCGGTTATCCCCTGAATCACTGCCGGGTCTTTAAATACATTCCCCATATCAGTGATGGATTTCTGCAGGCCCGATAAATCAACGCTGGCAAGACCAGTAGCAAGTTCAATTTTTACGCCATTGACCTGAGTTTCCATGTCCTCAAACAGGGAATTAACTTTTACTAATTTTTCAATATCAGCGTCATCAGGAGCTACGCCGAAATTCTTGGCCGCATCCATGTACTGACGAAGTTTATCCCCCCCCTGATCGAGCAGAGGAAGTAATTTAGACAGGTCGTTACCGAGACTTTCAAGAATTGTCGTCTTTTCTGCGTTGGTATTAATTTTCCCAAGCGCATCACTGATAGCCAATAGTTGCTTATCAGGGGTTTCTCCTGCTAGCTTTTTGGCTGATAAGCCTAGAGAATTTAAAGCGTCTACTGCTTCGCCTGATTTATTAAGAACTGCATCACCAATTTTGTCGCCAATATCTTTGAAAATATCAGCCATCTGATCGCCAGAAACTCCAGCTTTCTCAGCGGCGTACTGCCACGCCAGCAAAGACTGGGTAGACATATTGAGCGACTTAGCCCAGCGATCTGTTTCAGTAATTTGCTTTGATATTGTTTTTAAAAGATTAAAACCAGCAACGCCCACCCCAACAGCAGCAGCGCTTGCCGCTGTAGCAAATCCAGTAAAAGCTGTTGCCACGGCCTTCGCATCTTCCTGGACTTGCTTTCGCCATTTTTGTGACGCCCTTTCAGCCTGGCTAAGTCCGCCAACGAACCCGCCAACTTTGGCTATCAGATCAATTGTCAGTGTACCGAGGGATTTGCCAGCCATCTAAACTCCAGATATAAAAAAACCCAGCCTGAGCTGGGTTTTGGTGGGTAACCATAATATCATTGCGTGTTGAAATTTCGGTTCAACTTAAATGTTATTGATTGGTTATTTGCTTCAAGGATCTCCAATATCGCTCCCTTGTAGCGAATCGTTTTAGACTCAGAGAGATCATATTCAACCTCATTTGAAAAAGCTGGACGGGCCAACCCGTCAGAGTATTCCCTGTAGCCAATATTTATTTTATTTCCAACCTTGCCATTATAGATCAGCGTCTGTTGGAAAGAGCTTTTAACCGATGAATTTAGCTTGACCTTGCTGAATGATTTACCTGTATCGCACTTTGTTCCGTTAAATACGGTGATGATGCAAATTTCGCCAGAGTTTTTTAATTGAATGTTTTTAACAGGATCGTTAATCATTGGCCTGTTAGGTATGATTACGCCAGTCCGGCTATTAATCCCACTGTAAAATTCTGAGTCTCCCTTTTGACCAACTTTAGCGTAGTCACCTGCTGGGATAACATAATAAAAGCTTTCACCAATTTGCGTCGACTGCTCGAAATGAATGGCATCACTACTTGAATCTACGCCCTGTTTAACCATTTCCTCGCCAACATAAGTTGTTGTTGAAGTATTCAATGGCGGAACGCTAAAGCTCTTTTCCTGAGGAATGTAATTGTAAACTGGAGCAGTACAGCCAGACAGTAAAAGCGCTCCAAGCGCCAAAGCTAAAACCTTTTTCATTAATTGTTCCCTTTGATTGCAATCGGAAACATCTTAACCAAAAAGCTCTTCACCGCAACGGCAAACTCTGATTTCTTGATCTCAGTCGACCGGGAACGGGAAAACCCGCAGTTAAGCGGGCTTGGTTTATGTTTTGGTTACGGAGTGAAATCACGACCAGTTCTTCATGGCATCCTCAAGCGATACCGGGCTCTCAACAATGTGAGGCGCGAAATCACTGACGCGAAACGAAGGGGTGTCCTTACCCTTGTTGACATTAGCCACCACCGACGCGATCATCGCGGCTCCCCACTCTGTCCTCATCATGGGGTTCAGGCCTCCATACCTGCTTCGGTATCTGAGCCAGAGTTGGAACTCTCTGAAGCTGAGTCGCTCCTGAGCTTCAGCGATTGTTCTTCCGCCGATGCCGTTGAGGACGAGTTCGCACCAGACTTCATCTTCGGCGGTGAGGTCATCTTTCCCAGCTCATTCACCTCCTGAATGGCAACCAGCAGCGCCACCGTTAAAGCTCCGTCAAGCGCGCCGCGCTCCGGGTCTGCTTCACCGGTAATATCCTTCGCAGTAAACACCGGGTTTCCGGTTTCGTCGCATACTGCAGCCGCGATATAACCAGCCACGCCGTCAATTTTACCGGCGCTCGCCTGGATGCCCTGTGTCGCAGCATGATAGCCCGCCGGTCGGATAAACACCGTGGCCGTCAGTTCCTCGTCACCCTGCTTCCAGGTAATTTCTTTCTCGATTGGGCGGCCAGTGAACGCTCCCGCTTTTTTAAGGTTATCGAGAGTAAGCTGCATGTTTTATGCTCCTTTAATGCTTGGACTTTGCGGGGCATCGCCCCGCAAAACAGTTAACTGCCAGCCTGAACCTTTGGCACCCAGACAGCAGGGCCGGAACGCTGAACCGTGGCGGAAGTGGCGACAACAGTGTTCGCTGCAAAGTCGAACGGGAAATCTGTTACCTTGCCTTTGAACACAAACCAGGTGCGATCATCAGGAAGTGAAAGCCCATCAACGGCATCAGGGTCAGCGCCAGTTGCAACGGTTGGCTCCGACTCGCCATCAGCCCAGCCGACGGCCCAGGTCAGATCCTGTTGATTATCGGACTCAGCCAGGCTGTGCAGCATGAGGTGGCTGGCATTGGCGGGATCGGCATTGAGGGTTAATGTTGCCGCAGCCGGAGTACGCAAACCCTTTTTATAGGTACGCGTGCTGCGCTCGCTCAGGCAGGTATCTTCAATCTGGTCGGCGGGGTTTCCGCCGGGCGAAAAGGCAGTGATGCACTCCACTTCGCTTACAGCTCCGCTCGCGAGAACAAAGAGCTGCGTGCCTTGAGTCACTACTGACATAGTCATCTCCGGGTATAAAAAAACAGGCTCATGGCCGGTGAGTTGATGGGTTAACGTTTAACTATCCAGTCAACGTCGAAGGAATAGCGGTAGCGCTTTGTTTCGGGGTCTCTCTCCTGCCCGCCCCAGCGTGTGATGTACGCGTGCGGCTCGATGGCGTCACGCAGCGCGGCGGCGACGGCGATAACCTGGTCCGCCGTGTCGGCGTACGCATCTACCTGCAGCGTAAAGGAATCCGCATCCGGCCGCTGAGCCAGATAGTTTTCCGGCGAGCCAGTGACGTTCTGCCAGACCACATACGGGTAAACGACAGCATCATCCTGCAGGCCGAAGGGGTAAAGACGCACGGGATCAGCACCGATTAGCGCGGTTACCGCCAGGCTGGAAGCACAGACAGAAAAGATGGGCGCGATCATGGGGGCACTCCTTTTTTCTGCGCTCGCTTGATGGCCCGATCGAGGGATTTTTCGTATTCAGTGGCGAATACGTTTATCGCCTCGCTGGCACTGTTTTCCGCCGCGGGGCGCATAAATGGCTGCGCCCGCACGTTCTCGGTACCGAACTCAATCAGTCGCCAGTGCGGCGTCGGCGCATTTTCACTGAGGTCGGGGTGCTTCTTCAGGACCGCACCATGCAAAACGCCAATCCGGAAACCGAGGTTGCCGGTGGTTTTGAAGAGGCGACTATTCCAGCGCATGGCCACGTTTGCGGCAATGCTTCGCCCGGTGTGAGGATCATCAATACGACTGGCGTTAGCTTTTGCCTTTTCGACAATCACGTTGCCGGCGCGCCGCAATGCCGCCCGACCGCCACGCCGACGCAGATCGTCACTGACCGAAGATAATTTTGCCACCAGAGCCTCGACACCAACGATACTGAAATCAATGCCGTCAGCCATCGCTTATCCCCCGTGAGCAAGGCAGGGTGAGATATTCCAGACCGCTTTTGTCGTCTTCCAGTACACCCTGGATGTCGTAGACGCGACCGCGGTAAAGAATACGGTGTTTATCGTTGACATCTTCACGCCAGCGGATGGTGATCCGCGTCGTGACCTCATTCTGCCCCGCCTGCGCGGCCACAAAGTCGCGCGCGGAAAGATCGGTGACGTTCGCCCACAGTTCAGCCACATCAGCCCAGCCATTAATGACCGCGCCCGTGGACGGACTCTGCGTTTTCACAGGCCTCTGAAGCGTGATTCGTTTATTGAGCTTCCCCGCCTGCATGATCACCCCCTGGGCTTGCCGCTGAGGTAAGTATGCTGTGGAAGTTCAGCTTCACTCTCTTCAACTACCATTGACTGGTAGATCACCGCAGTCAGAGCTTCGTTTGACTCCGCCAGTCGGTTCATCGCTGCTGTCTGGGCTGCCATTGCGGTCAGCAGCTGGTTTACCTGTTGCTCGTTCATAGGCGATTTTCATCCACTTTTTTAGCCACTCACGGCGGGCGGCACATCCGGAACAGGCCATCAGTACCACCTCCGGTGCTGCATCAGCAGGGCTTCAACTCCAAGCGGTAGCTCAGAAGTGATATTGCCGACATTGACTGCTTCCCGGTTTGCGTACCAGTGACCGATAAGAAGCAGCATTGCCGCCCATATGCCGGAAGTGAAAAGGATCTCACGTGGCGGCATTTCCCCTTCCACTGGCGGCGTCAACGATTCCACCAGCGCGCCGTCGCAGAACTTCTCAACGTAATCGACGGCAGCCGATGTATAGGCCGAGATAAGAAAATCTTCGGCGTTGCTATCAACTCTCAGATGCGTCTTTATCAGCGCCATCTGCTCCGCGCTTATTTCCACCTTTACCCCCAGCTTTGGATTTTTGTGGCTGTTCAGGCTGTTCAGGCTGTTCAGGCTGTTCAGGCTGTTCAGGCTGTTCAGGCTGTTCAGGAGGAGAGCTTTTCTCCTTGCCGGGTTCAACTTCAACAGCCAGATGCATTTTCACCAGCGCTTCGCCGATTTCTTTCTTCACCACGCGGGTTTCGCCCTGGGATACCGTACCCAGGTGATAATGCGAGAACATACGGAGAGCTTTAATTTTCATACATTAAACGCGGCCATTACTGACCGCGCCCTTCTGTTATTCGCCGGAAGAAACCGCAACATCGCCAGTGACGATAGCTGCAGGACGGTAGTGCGCCAGCGCCAGGCGCTCTTCGCACAGAATGGTCAGCATGTTTTTAACGAAGTTGTCGCGATCCTGGTTACTAATCTCGATAGTGGCGTCCATGCGGTCCCACACCTGAGATGCCAGGCCAAACGCGCCAACGGTGAATTTACCTGCCGTCTGCGCCGTGGTTGACACCACCGGCAGACCCCAGAGCACTTTGGAGGCAAACGCCTGCGGGCCGCCCATGATGTAATTGCCATTGGCGTCTTTCAGCAGCGCGATGCGGTGCCAGTCCGCCGGGTTGAGAATGATGCCATCGGCTTCAAACTCACTCAGCGACACCTGGTAGATGGCATGCGCCAGAACATCGGCACCGGTATCTCCGGTCGCGTTGAGTGCGGTTTCGTAGTCGGTCGCCACCACGTTCAGCCCCTGCAGGTTGTCGCCGGTGCCATCGCCATTCAGCATCTGGTTCTCTTCCACCAGCGCCAGGCCATACATCATGCGGGAGTTGATGTAGGACTGCAGCGCCGGGGCGTCGTCCATGATCTGGCGCGACGCCTGGATCCAGTGGGCGATGGTTTTCACGTTCGCCGTTTCTTTGGTGAAGGTGATGTTACTTTCAGGCTTGAGGGTGCTTTCCGCCACTGGCGCCGCGGCGTTGGTGAATACATTTTCACGCACGTATTCCAGCGCGTTGCTGGTGATGCGCCCCTGCGCCAGCAGGTCACGTACGGTCAGGCGGCGCAGACCTGGCATCAGGATACCTGGCTGCTGCTGTGGCAGAACCAGTGCGCCGGCGGAGTTCGCACCAGAGCCGATCGCTTTGTCGAAGCTGGTCACTTTTGCTTTGGTGCGGGAACCGTCCCAGCCCTTCATCAGGTCTTCGGACACGCGCTCTGCAAAGGACTTCTTGGCGGTCTGTTCAGGCGAGTTGCCAGCCAGCTTCTGCTCAAGATCGAACAGGCGAGTACCGGTGGCTTTCAGTTCATCCTGGGCTTTAGCCAGATCGGTCTGCAGCTGCTTGTTGATTTCGCCGTTCTGGGTGATGGATTTACGTTGTTCCTCGATAAGCTCCTTCACTTCTTTCTGGGAGTTCTCGATCGCTTTTTCCAGGGTTGCTAATTCAGACATGTTTTGCTCCGTTAAGGATTCCGCAGGTTAGCGGCAAAGGAAGTTATGCGCTGTGCCAGCGCGTCAATGTCGCCGCCGCCGAACTCGCTTCGGCCTGCGGACTTCACGCGGGCGATAAACGCCTGCGCTTCAGCGCGCGTAAGGCCGACTGAATCCCTCAGCCAGGCCTCCGCGTCACGAATGGTTTTAATGCCGTCGATGCTCTTCATGGCGGTTACGCCCGCCAGCTCGTTGGCCGGGAAAGTGCAGACACTGATTTCCCGCAGGTAAGCAATATTTTTGAAGATGAGGCCGGACGTGCCGACGGTGTAATCATCCGGGCCGACTGAAAAACCCACCGACATACCTTCAACGGTGCCATGCTGCATGGCGGCTTTCAGGTCCTCGGCCAGGCTTAGCCCGGGAGTGAGTTGTCCCCGAACAAAAAGCCCCTTCCCGTCTTCGTGCATGGCATCCCACTTGCCGACCGGAATGGCCCGCGTCTGGTGGTTAAAGAACATCGCCACCTTGCGGCTCTGGTTAGCCACCACACCAGCGAAAGCGCCGGGCAAAATAATGTCGCCATCGGCGTCGGTGTTATTGAAAACCGAGGCATACCCTTCAAACGTTCCCTTGCTGCCGTCGCCGGTGAACTTGATTTCGGTCTGGTCGAACGCCAGCGTCTTGTGAATATCAGGCATCGTGGCCCCCATAAAAATTAAGCCCCGTCATTGCGGGGCTCTTTGTTTGTTCCGAGGTCAGTAATGGGTACGTTCTGCGACTGGCGCGTCGCCACATCACCGCCAGGCAAAGGCGGAAGATTATCCAGTCGCCGCACTTCGTTAACGGTCCGGATCCCTGTATTAACCATGGTTTGCATGAAGGTAGCGCGACTCGCCGAGTCACCACGAAGCAGGCCATCAAGGTTATGCTCGGCGTGCAGCCTTCCCTGATCGGATTCTTTTACCAGCCAGCGCTCTATGCTGTACTCCCAGCGATCGAGATAGGGCTTCAGGGTGTACTGGAGAAAGCCGAGGTTCTGCTGCTCAATGCCGCTGCCCCATGAAGTTGTTTTTTCAACATCACCAACCAGGTGCGGCGGAACACCATAAAAGCGCGCAAGCTCTGCCACCTGAAACTTTCGGGCCTCAAGCATCTGTGCGTCCTGCGGCGAGATACCGATAGGCTGCGAGGTGAACCCGCTCTCAAGGATCCAGAGACGTTTTCTCACCGGGCCACCGGCAATCTCCTTAAAGTTTTCCTCCAGCTGCCCGCGCTGCTCTTTAGTCAGCACCTTGCCGTCAGTCATCAGGATCTGCGGAGACTTCGCGCCGTTGGCGAAAAACTCCCGCTGGTTATCTTCCATAGCAATCGCCACGCCCGCAGATTTGGCGCTGAACGCCAGCGGCGACAACCCGACCAGCCCGTTAAAGCCGAAGCCTTTCAGGTGGAAGATCTCTTTTTGTTTAAAGTCCACATACTCGCTGTCGCGCCGGTACCGGTAGATGACATTCTTTCCATCAAGCCGGACATCCATATTCGCGCTCATCAGCGGAAGCAGGCTGATGACATCTCCGACGCTGTTTCGCTCCACATGCGCGTAGGCATTGCCGTAAGCGCAGAGTTGCATTGTCATCGCTTCGCGAAACTCCAGCGCGGTCATGAAGTTGTTGGGCCGGAAGCGAAGAAGCTTCGCCAGCGGGTTCTGGTTGTCGACTTTCTTTCGCTGATTATCGACGGTTTCAAAAACATCCATCGGTAACGAGGCTGTTACGGTGGAGATGAGCCGGATGCAGGCCCATACAGTGCTGATCGACATGTTGCGTTCATCGCTCACCACCGATTCCCCGACAGTGCCGTAAGCTGATGTACCCGCCATCTGCGAGCCATTATCCGGTGAGACCAGCCGGCCACCGGTCAGAATAGAGGCCATCCGCGCCCAGAATGGCGATCGCGTTCGCAGGTCAATGCTGTAATCGGTATCTGCCATTTTTAAACGCTCAAAAAGTTGTATATGAAATCGTTAACGTCGCCCGGATCCTCCACCTCATCACTGGTCTGTGCGCCGATAGACATCGCCAGCGCCACCATGCCGTCGATACGGCCGCTGGATTTGCCTTTCACAAACTTGCGGTTACCGGCGGGGTCGGTGATTACCGTGGCATTTTTGGCGCACATTTCGAGGATCGGATGGTTGCCGTGCTTCAGCTGCGCGCCGAGCAGTTTGGCTTCCAGCTCCCTGAGCGCAGGCGACATGGAGACAAAGCCCTGGCCGAACTCCACGAACCGCTCGAGTTCCGCCTCAGTGAAACCGGCGTCGATGAGATGCGGGCGAAGGAAGCGCATGTTGTAGCGGTCGAACGCCAGTGCCCGGACGTTACAGATATCAAAAACGCGCCGCAGCTCCCGGGCAATAAAGGCGTACTCAATGGCTTTGCCCGGCGTCGTGTTCAACCAGCCCTGCTTCGCCCAGATGTCATAAGGCACGCGATCGTTACGCGCCTTGTCCGCCAGCCCTTCTTCAGGTAGCCAGAACTTACAGTGCACATCGCCCTGCGTTGTGTTGAGCACCAGCGCGGTCAGATCCGACACGCTGGAAAGGTCCAGCCCGCCCCAGACGGTAGCGCCCGCCAGTTCGCCGGGCTCTTCTTTGTTCATGTGCCAGACGGTCTGGCTGACGAACGGGCTTTTCGCCTCAACCCTGCGGTTCAGTACGAGGTTTTCAAATTCAGCCTGGCGCGACGGGAGGCGCTTGGCGCTGGCGGCCATATCCAGCACTTCTTTCTGGTTCATGAACACATCGAAGGCCGGGTTAGCCAGCCGGATGGCTTCTACAGAGAAAGGATCGATATCTTCCGGCGCGGTCTGGAGCCTGACCACCGTCCGCGGATCGGCACCGGTCAGGCCATCATCAATCAGCAGGCTGAGCAGGTCGCTCGCATCGGGTGCCTGGGTGCTGATGATTACCGAGATAGGGTTATCCTGAGCGGCGGTCGCGGTTTCCAGAGCTTCATAAAGCGGGTCGCGCGGCCCGCGCACCTGGCCCAGCTCATCGTGGGCGACAAATCGCGGCGAGAAACCGTAGGCCGTGGTGGCCTCTGCGCTCAGTGCGCGGTAATAAGAGCCCAGCTCAGGGCAGTGAATTTCTTTCGCCGAATCCTTGATCGCCACATACTGCATGAGCACCGGGTTCATCCGGCACATCTTGGAGGCCAGGTTAAACAGAATGGCCGCCTGGTCACGCGAGCGCGCGGCAGAATACAGCTGCGAGTTCGGCGCCGCCTCCGGACCCACCAGGTAGAGCAGCATCAGCATGGCGGTTTCAACGGTTTTGGCGTTTTTGCGCCCGCGACTGATGATTGCGCGACGGGTACCATGCTTGTTGTCGAAGATAGCCCTGAAGTCGTCCTTCATGAACTCAGCCATTTTCAGGGGCTGGCCGACGAACTTACCTTCAGGAATAACGATATTTCTTTCGCACCAGAGGATATTCCTCTCGGCTCTTGTCAGTGTTTTTTTAGCCATCAAAGAGCCTTAATCAATTTCCCAGGGCTTTTTCTCCCGCGCCAGATTGTTGTTTGCACGGCCAACAGTTTTTGGATCGGCTGTCGCCTGGCGGGTGATGCGAAGACGTGTCGCCAGAGAGGACGCAGAGCGCACTTCACGCTCGCGCATCGTGAGCAATTTGTCGTACCGCTTGAGCCCATCATCACGGGCCAGCCACTCCAGCTCGAACTCTTCAATCTGGGTGGTTAACAGTCGCGACTGCACCACATGGCGGCAGTACATTTCCAGCATGTCACGGTGCGTTTCGGTAAATGAGCTGGCCGGGTTGTCATTGACCAGCCGGACCCAGACGTTTATCTCCGGATCGCTGAGGTGTAACGACGGCTGCAGCCTGCTTTCAGCCAGAGCCGGAAGCGAGACAGCCGACGTTGCGGCAAGAGATTTTCTGCCTCGCTGTGCCATCGCATTTTTCCTTTTTTTCTGGACGTTTTTAAAAATGAAACTGGGAGCGCGGTCTTTAAGATGTTGCCGCCATAGTTTTT